TATGAGATAAGCGCGACAGATTTCTTTTCGCACAAGGAGTATTTTCATTTTAAGGGGAAAAAGGATTTTGGAGTTCAGGTATTTTGTCCAAGGAAGCACTGGAAAATAACTTAAAACAATGGAAGAAGAATTATACGAAAAAGCGGTTGCGTTTGGCGAGATGAAACACCAAGGGCAAAAAGACGATAGCGGAAATGATTATTTTACAAGTCATTGTATGATAGTCGCTTTGCTTTTGGGGAATGTGGTTCCAGATGACGAGAATCTCGTGGTCGCGGGGCTTTTACACGACACATTGGAGGATACCGATACGCATAGAGATGAGTTGGAGCTTGCGTTCGGTAAGGATGTGGCCGATTTGGTATGGGAGGTAACGAAATCGGGCAAGAAGGACAGTGAAGGTTTCTATTTCCCGAACCTAAAAAGTCGAAGGGGAATAATGTTGAAGTTTGCAGAGAGATTAAGCAATCTTTCCAGAATGGATTGTTGGGATGCCAAAAAACAAGCTTGGTATTTAAAGCAGTCAAAGTTCTGGAAAAGTAAAATTGTTAGAAATATATGACATCAAATAATGAATTAAGCGGTGGGACAAAGTTGGTTATCGGCTTAGTTATTTTTGTTTTTGCCTTGATAGTTATAGCGATAATCAATCCAGTAGTGATGATTGGCCCCGGCGAAAAGGGCGTAGTTATGAATTGGCGTGCAGTTAGTGGTGTAGTTATGAATGAAGGTTGGAATTGGAGAGTGCCTATTTACCAGACTGTTGAGATTATGAATGTCAGAACCGTCAAAGAGGAATCCGAGGTTATGGCATATTCGAAAGACACTCAAACAGTCACGGCAAAAATAGCCCTGAATTATCATTTGCAGGGGGACAAAGTGAACACAATTTTCCAAACCGTTGGTAATAATAGCCGAGTTGAGGATGTGGTTATTGACCCTGCGGTTCAGGAGGATGTGAAAGCGGTCATTGCCAAATATACGGCGAGTGAGTTGCTTGATAAGCGGAATGAAATTAGCACAGGTATTAAGGATTTATTGTTTGCTCGTTTAGGAGAGAAAAATGTATATGTTGAAGGTATTTCAATAATGAATTTTGATTTTTCGGATGCTTACGAAAATGCAGTTGAACAAAAGCAGGTGGCACAGCAGGACGCTTTAAAAGCCGAAAACAAGTTAAAGCAAGTTCAGTTTGAGGCGGAACAGCGGGTAGCCCAAGCGAAGGCGGAAGCGGAAGCCATTAAGATTCAGGCGGAAGCCATTACCCAGCAGGGCGGTGCTGATTATGTGAAATTGAAGGCGATTGAAAAGTGGAAGGGAGAAGTTCCTACTACAATGATTCCGAATGGTTCGGTTCCATTTATAGATTTGAACTTAACCAAATAAGGGGTAAAATAAAAGAGCTGGGGCGGCTGGCAATTCCGAGGATTACGCTATCTGATTATCGGCATACTGCCAGTAAACCGATATGGTCAATCTCGCTCCCTGTGGAACGCCCGATAGTGAGGCGTGAGCTAAAATATCCACCCCCAGCTCCAACCTTATGAAATTTAAAACAAACAAAGACAAAGGGAATTTTTTTGAGAAGCTTAGTGCTCAATTTTGGACAAAGAAAATGGGCGTGGAAATCCGGCAATCGATAGGTAGCGGTAGTATTACCGGGATTCCCGGTGATTTAATGGCGAGAAATGAGTGTCTTTTAAAAGATTTTGTGGTAGATGTGAAGGCTGTCAAAGGTCTATTGACCAAAGAATTGCTTGGGCTGTATAATAAGAATAAAGAAGATGCGGGATTAAAGCCGTCATTTTTGGAAATCTATGATGATGAAGGAATTAACGCCTATGTTTTCATATCCCGAAATGACCTTGCTCGTGTTTTCTATGAACTCAATGGATATAGGCGAGACAACAAAGATATTTGATTTTTCGGCAGGACACTTTTTGCCGGGACACAATCATTGTGGCAAGTATCACGGACATAATTATAAACTTCACATTACAGTTTCGGGGAAAATTAACCCGCTTACTGGTTTTATTATTGATTTTTACGATTTGAAGAAGATAGTTGAACAAGCAGTATGGGAAGTGCTTGACCATTCACAAGAAAAATCTGGATTACTTAATGATGCTTTGGATTTTGTTCCCACTTGTGAAAATTTAACAGTTTGGATTTGGGACAAAATATATCTTAATTTAAACTGCGCCGGTGTTCAATTAAAGCGGGTGCGCTTATTTGAGACTGACGATAGCTATTCAGACTACTATGGAGAACGAATTACAAATTAGTGAGATATTCGGCTCGATACAAGGTGAAGGCAGATTTGTCGGTACGCCGATGCTTTTTATCCGTACATCGGGTTGTACTCGTGCTTGCGGTTACTGTGATACAAAATATCATACGAATGGACACGCGGAGAAGGCAGATGATTTGGTTGAGCAAATAAAAACTTCGCCTTTTGGTTTTGTTTGTTGGACGGGTGGAGAACCTTTGGTTCAGTGGGAAACTATTAAAAAAATAGTTAAAGAAACAACTCGTGTTTTCCACCACATTGAAACTAATGGAGACCTCTTAAAAGATGAGGAAACTGCAAATGAAATTTTCAATGAATTAAGTTATATGGCAATCAGCCCGAAGGAGCTTGAAGTTGCCAAAAGAGTCAAAGATATAATGTGTGGAAAGAATAGGGAAGATTACGATATTAAAGTGGTTACTGATTTGGAAACTGAGGGTGTGGATATGCTTCCATACGCCACTATGCTTATGCCATTGTCTACTTTTGATGAGGCAAAGGATAAAGATATATCCCAGAAGGTTTGGCGGTATTGCGTGGAGCACAACATTAAATTTACTCCGAGAGCGCACGTGGCAACTTGGGGCAAAAAAACAGGAATATGAGTGATGAATTAGGAATCAGGGGAGCCGTAACTGAAAAATGCGTGAGAGAGCTTATAAATCTTATGGGCGATACTCCGACCAGAGAAGGGCTTTTAGAAACGCCTAAAAGAGTGGCAAAAATGTATACGGAAATTTTCCGTGGATACGACCCATTACAAAAGCCAGTGATAACTTTATTCCCAAACAACAAAGACGGGATTAGCTATGGTGGAATGGTTTTTGATAAGGGTTACTTTTTTAGTCATTGCGAACATCATATTGTTCCTTTTTTTGGTACCTATTATTACGGATACATTCCTGACCAAAACATTATCGGGTTGAGTAAAATTTCGAGAGTGGTGGATTATTTTGCGGCTAAACTTCAAGTTCAAGAGCGTTTAACGAAAGAGGTGATGGATTACATTGAAGATATTGCAAAGCCAAAGGGAAGTGCATTGGTTTTGGAAGCAAGGCATTTGTGTAAAGAAATGAGGGGGGCAAAGAAAATCAATTCTCAAATGATAACAAGTGATGTGAGAGGGGTATTTATGCAACCCGAAACCCGGAGTGAGTTTATGAATTTTGTACAGAAAAATGGACATTCTTAATCACTATTTTCTATTCGCGATATTCAAACCAGCGTGGGGATTGGCAATAGTGCAATTACTTCCTGATAGCTTACTGGCAGTGATTAAATTACAGGATATAGTTAAGGGACAAAGCGTGAAGGCAGTAGTTAATGAAACAAATAAAAAGGACAAAACCATAGATAACAGTAAACTATTTTACGGACATAAAATACTACATAGTTTATTCATTCCATTGGCACTTTCTTTTTTTAGTATCCAAATTGCAGGAGCATATTTTTTACACATTGTAATTGATATGTTGACACACAAAGGCGATTATTATCTTATGCCACTGAAAATAAAATTTCAGGTTGGTTTAATAGAATGGACTACGTTAAACTTAGAGACCAAGGCCGCCATAGCGTTTTGCTTTATTCTGCTGGGCTTGATAGTTTCATAACTTGGTGGCTTTGCAGGATGCCAACAGCAGTTTTCTTTAATTGCAAAGGAGCAACGCAACAAGAGGAGTATCTCAAAATATGTGCCTTGAATGAAATGTGGCTTACGCACGATGCTGTTCGAATTATTGAGCAAGGGGAATTGTATGCAAAAAAAGAAAGCGGGTATGTTCCTTTCCGAAATTTATATTTTCTTTTATGGATAAATGCCTTGTATCCTGACAAAGACATAATTATTAACCAAGTCCTTGAATGGCAAACTGATAAGAATAAGCAATTTTATAGAGAGGTTGAAGGTTTGTTTAAAAAGCTGAATAATTCCAATGCCAAGATACTCACGCCATTTGCCAACTACACGAAGAGTGCATTGGTGAAGGAGTATCTTGAAAATGACGGAAAACCCGAAACATTGCTTAAATATACCTATTCCTGCCTTGAAGAGACCCTTATACCCTGTGGACGCTGTTCATCGTGTATAAACCGGTATATCGCGTTCAGGAATAATGGTTTAAGCGAGAATATGGCTTATACACCCACTTTTGACGATTGGAAGGCATTAAAGAAGAAACAGGGGAATTATAGCTGGGACATTGCCAAGATAGCATTACCGAGATATTTGGAAGCTAAAAAAGCCTTTGAAAAATGATTTACTATTTTGCAGGAAGCGAACCGACAGCATTTCGGCAACTTCTTTTTGAAGAGGGGGCTAAAAGTATACTGATGTCGGCTTACTTTCTGAATTACAAGACTATACCGGCAGACGCAAGGAGATTCCAAATCATAATGGATAGCGGTGGCTACACATTGAGAAAGAATAACCTCGATTTTGACATTAAAACTTATATTGATTTCTTAAATGCGAATGAAGTGCCACTGGCATTTAACTTGGATACAAATGATTTTGAGCAAACAAAATTAAACCAGAAGTTATTAAGAGCTTCGACAAAAACAAAAATCATTCCAATTTTCCATTATAGCGATTTCCTGAAAAACATTGAGTTTCTTGATGAGTTGGTAGCCGAATGGGATTATATTGCCATAGGCGGAATTGCAGGGAGTAGAATTGGGCCCGATACCAGAAGGAATTTCTTTGATTATGTTTTTAAAAGGACAAAGGACAAAGTAAAAGTGCACGGGTTAGGGGTTACTTCTTTAAAAGAATTGGTGCGGTATCCCTTTTATTCGGTAGATGGAACATCTTGGTTGGCTTCGGTAAGGTATAGAAGTATGGCGATATTCAATAATGGGTGCACAAGGGTATTTCAAAAAACAGGAAAAAAGAAAAGCATTGAGCGTTATCATTTAATCCAAATGAAGAACGATGGGATAATGAGAATTGCCGCGCAAAATGTACTAAACCTTGAAGCATACGTTACCCGTATGTGGGAGAAAAAAGGGGTAAAATGGTAATTATTAGGGCATTTTTGCCAAAATTTCGCGAAAAACGCACTTATATTGTTAAAAAATAGCAAAAATGGAAAAGATATATGACAAAAATGAGGTCGTTGATATTACGCTTTTAAAGCCCAATGAATACAATCCAAAGTTGGATTATAATTCAATGGATACTTTGAAGGCGGAGTTCCAAAGGATTAAAAAATCAGTAGAGGAGCACGGACAAATTGACCCGATAATCGTGAGAGAGCTTGAAACAGGGCAATTTGAAATCATAGATGGGTATCATAGGTGGAACGCGATGAAGGATTTGGGTTACGATAAGTGTGAGATTAAGAATCTTGGCAAATTAGACCTCAATGACGCTATTTCCAAAACGCTTTCGCTTGAAAAGACCAGCATAGTCATTGACCCCTTAATGGAAAGTGAGTTAATAAAGAGATATATAGAGTCGCAAGGGGCAGTAGGCAAATTGCCTTATACTGATTTGGAAATAAGCGAGAAGATGGCAATGTTGTCCTTTGATTGGGAAAACTATCAAGGCAGACCTGAAACTGGTGCACCAGAAGGAGAAGAGCCAGTTGAAGTTGAATGTCCGCAATGTCATCATAGGTTTATACCGCCAAGTTCCAATTAACTGGAAGTAAATGTTACGCACAGTAACATAAATGGGTATAAAATAGGTATAGAAAAGGTATAACTATACCTGAATAAGTGTAAAATAGGTGTAGAAAAGGTGTAATTACACACATTTATGATGACACAGGCAGATTTTCTTCGATTCAGCCTTGATTTCCATACCAAGTGCCACAAGACAACCACAGTAAAAAATGTTGATTATAGCCCCGGAGAAAACCCATTTTCCAATTTTGAGAAGCTACAAAAGAAATTTGGGCAGGATTGGCCGTTAAAGTTACTTATTAGCAGGATGCACGAGAAGCTGGATAGAATTACGAATTACGCCATAAAAGGTAAAAATAAAAAGAACAGTGAGCCGTTAGACAACGATTTTCAAGACCTCGCGAATTATAGTTGTTTGACACTCGCTTATCTTAAAAGCAAACATTTTAGTCCTCGCAAGCCTAAAAGTTCCCAGAAGGGGAATGCGGGAAAGCGAAAGCTCCGCAAAGCGTAATATGAAACACAAATTTAAAAAGAATCGGAAAAGAAAAGTGGAACAACAGTATTTATTAAAGCAGTGGGGTAGGCAAAATCATAAACGCACATTATTAGACGAACAATCGAGAAGCGAGTTCATAGCCAACAGCCGGTGCCTCGATGTTCCGCAAGAAGTCCCCATCGACAAGGACTATCCGAGTTGCTATCCGAGCGTTAAATGACTTGAAAGCGGATATAGATAAGCCAGCCGACTGGTTGATTTGAAATTTATGCCAATCAATATAGAAGAAATGGAAGGAATAGCCGAAGACCCTTTTACCAGTGAGATGATGGAAAAGGCAATCGTAGAGCTTGCAACCGCCGCAAGGCAGTTAATGATGTCCAGATTAAAACAGGAGACCATAGTTGTTTTATTGCACGACCAAACAAAAATAAGCAAAAGGACAATTAGGACGATATTAGAGAACTTACAGACCTTAGAGGAAACCTATTTGAAACCAAGGCCAGAGTAATGTTATAGTAGATAAAATGCCAGACGAATTAGAAAACAAAAGCATAGCCATTGTCAACAGTGATTCTTCTGATATTACAGAAGGTGAGCAGAAGGGAAAACCACAATGGTTTAAACCGGGACAGTCAGGAAATCCTGCGGGAAAACCAAAGGGCGCACTTAGTATAACTGCGGCAATGAGAAGGAGGTTAGATGAGGAGGTAACATTAGACGGGGGAGAGAAAAAAAAGTATCTTGATTTATTAGTGGCAAAGACATTTGATTTGATATTGAGAGAGGGGGATAGTTCTCTTTTAAAAGAGCTTTGGCATTACATAGACGGTATGCCAGCTCAATCAATTAAATTAGGAGGAGAGTTAAATTTAGTGGAAACGCCTTTCAGTGAGGCACAGTTTAAAGAAATTTTGCAAACTTATGTTGACAGCTCAGCTTCCAGAAAAATTAGAGAAGCAAAATTCCCAGAGGGAAGCATTAAAACGGATTTTTGATGGACGAATAGATTTGTTCAGCCGTTTTGTTTTCCAAAAATACTGTAATTTAGATGTGCCTGATTTTCATAAGGAGATATATAACGATTTACAAAGCGTAAAGATAGAAACCAAAGCGTTTGCCGCACCCAGAGGACACGCAAAGTCCACTATTGTAGATTTGGTATATGTGGCGTGGTGCATAGTAACAGGTAAAAAGCACCATATTATCATCATATCTGATAGCTACACTCAGGCGGTAGAATTTGTTAATGCCTTAAAAGATGAGTTTGAGCATAATGAAAGGTTAAGATGGCTGTATGGCGATTTGGTTTCGCCTTACTGGGCAGATGGGGAGTTTGAAACCTTGAATGAAGTAAGGGTAAGTGCCAAGGGGTTGGGTATGAAAATCCGTGGCTTAAAGTTTAAGCAGTATCGCCCTGACTTGATTATCTGTGATGATTTGGAAAATGATGAGGCGGTGAGTAGCGCGGCACAGAGAAAGAAGTTAAAGCAATACTTCTTAAAAGGGGTAATTCCTGCCTTATCTGCTGATGGTGAGATTATCGTTATCGGCACGATATTGCATTGGGATAGTTTACTTAAAAAGATAATTGACGGGAAAGACGAGTTTGGGGGTTGGCATAGGAAGTTATATAGGGCAATCACTACCGATGAGAAAGGCGTACAACACGCCTTATGGCCGGAAGCGTGGCCGATAGAGAAGCTGGTGAGAATGAGGACTGACCCAACCTTCCCGAAGTTTTTAGGGTCTATCGTATTTGAGCAAGAGTATCAGAACAATCCAAGAGGTGAGGAGGACAGTATATTCCAACCAGATTGGATGATGTTCTATGATGATACGCCATTGGATTTCGATACCATTGTTACAGCTGTTGACCCTGCAATTAGTGAGAAGGAAACGGCTGATTATTCGGCAATCACCACGTGGGGCAGGATAACCCGAAATGGCTTATCAAAGTACTATTGCCTCAATACGGTAAATAAACGCCTTAACTTTCCCAATCTTAAACGGGAAGTGACTATGGTTGACGCAAGGTTCAAACCCCAAGCGGTATTGATTGAATCAGTGATGTATCAGAAGGCATTACGGCAAAGTCTTGATGGGGTTCCTGCCAAAGAGGTATTCCCCGATAAGGATAAAGTAAGACGCGCATTAACAGTACAGCCATTATTTGAAGGAGGACAGGTTTATCTTAAAAGAGACCAGATTGACCTCTATGACGAATTAACCCAGTTTACGGGTGTAGGGGACGCACACGATGATTTGGTGGATAGCACTGTTTACGCCCTTAATTATTTAATGGGTAGCCAGATTACTTTCTTCTTTGGTGACTCAGAGTTCAACTCAGGGGAGAAACAAGCTATAAAGCCAGCCCAAGAGGTTGTAGGCATAGCTACGCCTGTACCAAAGATAGACGAAAATGAGCTTAAACGCCTTGAACGGGAAGCTGATATGGCAATAATTAACCAAACCCAAAACAGGGAATACTAATATGAAGGAAATACTTTTAACCAAAGGGAAAAAAGTAATAGTGGATGATGAGGATTATCCCTTTTTAGCAAGATTTAATTGGATTGCTGAAACAGCTTATTCTTCGATATTGCCACCAAAGTTTTATGCAGTTAGGCGTATTAGTTCTTTTACAGGAAAATCATATTTAATAGGAATAGAAAATTTAATACTTTCTAATAGCTACAATGGCGGTACAAGAATTGTCCATAAAAACAATAATTCATTGGATTGCAGAAAAGAAAATCTTGAATATAGAAGAAGTTCTTTGGCTGTTCATAATAAAAGAAAAACAAAAAGCATTACAACATCAAAATATAAGGGGGTTAGTTGGTGTAAAGCAAATAGAAATTGGGTGGCAAAAATGGCAAAAAATTATAAGAGTTTATGGATAGGAAGTTTTGATAATGAAAAAGAGGCGGCAGAAGCGTGGAATAAAAAAGCAAGGGAGGTCTATGGAGAATTGGCTTATCAGAATAAAATATAAATATGGCTATAATTGCTTGTTATAATGTTTTTAATGAGGCAAAGCATTTGGAAGAGTCCTTTTTATCCTTACGGGATAAGGTGGATTTAATAGTGGTAGTGGATGGAGCATATAAAAACTTCAAACACGATAAGTGCTATTCTACTGATGGAACATTGGACATTGCATTAAAATACGCCGATAGGATTATACAGGCATACTCTCCCGAAGGTACGAGTGAAATTGAAAAAAGGAATATGTATCTTATAGGAGGAGAGGGCGATGTTTATTTACAGGTAGACGGGCACGAGATATGGAAGGGTGAACTTGACCCTACGATAGTAGGTAATTGGAGAGTTAGAGTGAAGATGGGCGATGGGTGGCACGTATTCGATAAGATGTTTAGGCATTATAATGGTATCCATTACGAGAAGAACCATTATCAGCCTTATGTAGGGGATAAGCCGTTAAACATAGGGCAATCCGAATATCCTCTTGGCTATTTCGAGCATTATGACGATATAAGTGATGAAAGGCGAAAAGCGAAGGAGGATTATTATAAGTTGCCTCACTTTGACCAGTAAATTTTATGTATAGTATGGTAGACATAAAACAGGAGGAACAACAAAAATTAGAAGCGTTGCGTAAGGAGATAGGTGATGATTTATATTTTCGCTTATCGCCAAGCGACAGGTTGTTTGTAGTCAAAACGGCTGGGAGCGTTGACCTCGGCTATAAAGTAGACTTGAATAAGATATTTGATTTAATAGCTGATGAAGATGAGTTTGGGGGTTACTATAAATAAAAGGTCGTAAAAAAGTAAATGTAAAAAAAATATGGATTTATCAAATCAAAACGATTCTCAGTTGCTTAGTGCCTTATCTGCTAATTTTCAACAGGTAAATGATGGGAATTACAAAGATGTCCAAACTGCCTTTTACCGGGAATTTGAGCCATTGGTGCTTAATTATTATCCTTATTATCAGCCATACTGGGTAGAGCAACGGAGCAAAATTGAACAGGCGTTTAAAGTGGTACAGATATTGATTTCAGCCAAGTTGATTACGATTGATAAGGTCGATGTATTTATTAAGACGGTAACCAAAATCGCCGAAGCACTGTAATGAACCATTATTGTGAAGGACAAATTATAAAAGTATTGCAAAAGGTAAAGCGCACGGAAGTGGAGCCGAAGTTTTATAGTGTGTGTCTTCGCAATGGGGCAACGGGGCACGAAGTATTGTATATGGGAATTCATCACGCCTTGGAAGATGCGATTGAAATGGGGAAGGTAGAAGCGGTTGCTCAATATAATGACCCCAATGTTTTTCCAAGAAAAGCGTGGAACCCAATCTTATATAGAATGTTCACCATAGAACAAATACAAAATGCTTTGGTAGATGGGCGGGTAGAAGTATATAACACCAATGAAAAAGGAGAAATGGATAGCCAGCCATTGTGACCAGTGTGATTCAATGTATCACGGAGATGTTTGCCCTATTTGCAAGCTTACTTTAAGTCGCATCGCTTTTGAAGTTGAGAAAATAGAAAAGGTGGCTCTCTATGGTCATATAGGCAATAGAGCAATAAAAGAAACGCAGGAGGATATAGATAAGGGTCTAACCCATAGGCAAATTAGTGCTCATAGGAATGAAATCTTGAAAGAATTAAAAGGAGGTGCGAGTGGATACCAAAGAGGTCATCGACACAAACAGCCTTGGGGTATGCACATTGAAAGAGGATAATTTATTCCCTGTATAGCGTATTTCAAACAAAACACGCCCGACAGGTAGTCTCATATGATAAAAGAATTCTTGGATTGGTTATTTTAAAGGTGTCCGTATAGAAATAAATGTCTCTACTATCGAAAAGAGTCCTGCAATCCTTGTCCTTATGACTTTTGCGGGCAATATCGTTGGTGGAGAGAAAAAGAATATGGGAAAAAAAATTAACGGGGGAGTAGTCCCTCAAAAAGAAGGAATGAATAGTGTGGGAGAGAAGGTAGAGATTGAGAACACTTACGAGCTATGCGATATTTGCCATAAGGCAAAACCTCGTAATCAGGTAGAGAAGATTGTTGTTATTTATAGGCGGTGTTCTCAGTGTGCCAGTATTGAGGCAGAAGTACAGGAATTTGAGTTTGGAGGTGTTAAGCCTCAGGTTGTAAGGAGAACAACCGTTAAACGACCACCTGCGGCGTTGGCAGAGGCCTTCAATTTACCACCTGATTTGCAGAACGAAATAATCTCACAAACAAATGGAAACCCAACAAATACAAGACCCGAACCTGCCGGGGGAAATGCCAAAGCCCCAGAAGGGGATAGCAAGGGATAAAATAGTACGATTCGCCTCACTATATTGTTTGCATACTGCTGACCTCTATATGCAGGGGTGTGCAACGGGACACGCAGACAATTTAAAAGAATATCTCGAATGGCTTGATAAACGCTGTTGGACTGCCGCCGAGAATATGAATAAGCGAGGGGATTGGAATGTTGCTTTTAAGCCAGAGGATGTATATCTTTTAAGCACTAATCAACAGTCATTACGAAAAGCCGAGGCAGTTGATAGCTTAAAAGCGGTAGTTAAATTTATCCAATGTAATGTCCGTTTATTTTGGGATGCTTATGGGCATAGCAATTCATTGAGAAAATTTACTACTGAGTTTTTGCCCGCAGAAACAAAGAAGGTAATTGCAAAACACTACTAAAATGGCTGTTAAATTAGAAAAGAAAAAGTATTTTTACTGCCCTGAATGTAAAAAGCGATTGGGCTGGTACGATGGGCAAGTAGTCCATATCCTCGAAGGAAATGTAGTCACTTTAAAAGGGGAGCTATATTTTCAATGTCCTGTATGCGTTAAGAATATGAAGATATGCAAGAATTCGTGGGATATAAGGGTGGAAACTGATAAAAGTTTCTTTTGCGACTAATATGTTGGAAAAAAGCGTACCATTAACGGATAAGGAGAAGGTGTTGATTTTCAGGGCAAGAAGGATTCAGTGGGGACTAATCAATGTCTATGTTTTTGATGGGCGTATCGTAATGATAAAGCCGTCCAAAAAAACTGTGAATTATGATTATCCTATTCGTAAGGCCGAAGTGAGGCAGGAAGATATTACGGGTTTTGGTGCGCTTACAAAGAATGAACGCGAAATGATTTACAACATACGGGAGACGAATGATAACTTAATTGAAATACTGGTGAAAGAAAGTCGTCCTGTTTGTGGTAAGATAGATTTAAACGGTATAGATTTGCTCGATACAACAGGTGGTGCTTGACAATAGTTTTCGAGTAATTCTATAATGTAGTAATAGACAATTTAATCAGGGGTATTACGACTTTTCAGCTAACCAAGTAAACAAGGAAGAACCTAAAAACTATGGATGGTTCTTTTCCTGTTTAGTTGGTCTTTTTTTTAAACAAAACGGAGGATATGGATTTTCCCATAATCACAAAAACAACCGAAGAGCTTGAAGCGTTCGAGAAAGACCGTAAGGCGATAATGCTTGACCCTCAAAAAATGTTCTACCGAAAGGCAGAAAAAGGGTTACGCAAGCCGACACGGATTACTTTTGAGACTCTTCGAAGAGTGTCCAAATCCTGTTCCATAGCGCGTTTAGCAATTACTACGCTCAAACACGAAGTCGCAAAAACAAAGTGGGCGATAGTCCCAGTTAATCCAAAAGATGCCCCCGACTTAAAACGCATAACAGAGATTCGAAGACTCTTCAATTTTCCAAATCCTGATGACAATTTCAGGACATTTTTGCTTAAATTGATTGAAGATATTTTAGTGTTGGACGCTGGCTGTATTGAATTGGTAACCAATGTCAAAGGGCAGTTGCTCGAAATGTATAATGTGGACGGCTCAACCATTAAGCCGAACATTGATATTCACGGAACCCTTGGCGACCCTGCTTATGTTCAATATATGCCGTTAAATAATACGGATGCGGCTGATGCTGAATTTGATAGAGATGAATTATTGTATGTAATGCAGAACCCACAAGGGGATATTAAGAATTATGGTTTTGGTTTGTCGCCTTTGGAAGGTGTCATTATGGTGGCAACCAACATTTTAAATGCAGATAATTATAATGGTTCATTTTTTGAAGTTGGCACCCTACCTCCTCTCATTATAAATCTTGGAAAGAATTTGCCTCGTACAGAAGTTGAGGCGTTTAAGATGTACTGGAAGTCAGAGATTGAAGGCAAGCCTTGGAAGACAGCCTTTTACGGCGGAGGTGATTCGCCTGAAATAATGAAATTGCAGGAAAACTCCAATCGGGATATGCAATTTATGGAGTATCAGAATTGGCTTGCTCGTTTGATGTGCGCCGCTTATGAGATTTCCCCGCAGGACATTGGTTTAACGATGGAGATAAACAAGGCTACCTCTGAAACTCAACGGGAAATTAGCAAAGCGAAAGGTTATCGCACGGTGCTTGAAGTCATTGAGGAGGTATTCACACAAGGTATTATTTGGAAGAAATTGGGTTACGAAGACCTAATGTTTAAATGGCAAGAAGTAGATAGCGTGGACGAATTACGCCGGGCACAGGTATGGCAGATTGAGGCGAATACAGGTGCGCGTTCCATTAACGAATACAGAAAGGAAATTGGTCTTGACCCTATTAAGGGAGGCATTAAGCCAAAAACAGCTATGGGTGGTGAAGTGGATTATACGCCTTTGGAAGATATGACTGATGCCGAGATTGAGGAAGAAAAGATTGCCGAAGACCCAGTTGTCAGCGATACTGAACTGGAATTGGGTGCTGATGAGGACGATGCGGAAGAGGAAGACAAGACCAAAAAAGAGAAAGCCAACGATAAGATAAAAGCAGATGCCAAAAAGAAACCAGTAGCGAAGTCAATTCGTACTGAACCTGCTTATACCGATGAGAAGGTAAGGCAAATTGGTGAATTGCTGGGCATTGATTTCAAAGTTTATCCTTTCAATGAATTTAAGATGGGAATGAATGAGGAGTCCGAACATTTTGATGTTACGGGCGGAGACCTGATGATGACTGGCAAGATTGCCTTTGCTCACTTAAAAGAAGATGCCAATTACTACACGAAGCTTGAATCTGTGATGAAAGCACAGGCATTAAAAAAAAAAGAACAAATAGCTGTGGATGCGAGAGCGGCGAGTTATATTCAGAAAAACATTCCGCCGACCGAGGTCGCGTTTATTCGAGCGACAAGAGAGAATCTGAAGGGCATATACACAAGCATAGTCGAGCCGCAGATTAAAAAGATAGCGGGTCAATCAGTGCGGAAAGGTTGGGTAACTATTAACGGGAATCACGTTTTCTTGGGTGATGATGGTGAATCAAAGGTAGTGATAAGGCAATTAAAGACCAAATTTCAGCCGTGGAAAGAGGGGGATGATAATTGGAGATTAAAATTTGTAGGAAGGAATGGCGAAAAAGTGTCTAATAAAACGAATGGAAAAGTAAGTGAGAAAGAATCTTATAGAATTGATGGAACTGACCATAGCGATATGGTGCAAGCGGTAGGTTTAGACCAAGTTAGTGCGCTTGATTCAGGGATAATGAGAATTTCGGCGGAAAATGAATCGGGGGCAACTGTTTATCTTCAAACATCTACCGTGCCAACGCAAGCTCAAATTGATGTTGTAGAGAGTCATTTCTCAGATTCAAAGATTATTTTTGAACAAACGAGCGCGGGTGTTGGGATGTCTTCGGGAGGGGCGCAAGAGCTTGTTCAGGCGGTTGATGTGGCGAGTGGAAAAGAATTTGGGCGTGCAGTTAGAAGTGCTTATCCGCAAGTATTTGGAAGTAATCCTCTTGACCAAGATTATGAGCATTTCAAATCAATTAAAAAAGCCGAAGGTGATAGCGACGATGATGACGATTACTGGGGTGAAGACTGGGACGATGACGAGAATCTTGATAGTTGGGAATACGCAAAGAAAAAAGATGTGTCTTTGCTTCATAAGTTAGTAATTGCAGAGGGGTTGGGCTTATTAGCAAAGTTGGTTGCGGATTCAGTAGGTCAGCCGAATAAACAGGGAAAGATTGGGCAGGTATTTTCCTCTTATAAGCAGGATTTTGCAGGGAGTAATCCATTTGATGAGAGGTCAAGGATGACCGCCGAGGATACTGCGAAGACGCTTCGGGACGATGTTCGTTCTTACTTGGAAAACGCAAGGCAGACAGGGTTGGATTTCGATGAGATGGCTACGGATATTACGGGAATGATGGGGTTACAGGATGATTGGAGGGGAAAGCGGATAGCTCGTACTGAAAGCGTATGGGCAACAAAAGAAACTACAAGGCAACTCGGCGAGGAATTGGATATTGATTCTTACGAGGTGCTTTACGGGTCAGACCCTTGCGAGCATTGTATAGAGCTATTCGGAGACGGTTCGGGGCCTTTTGCCAAGAACGACATTGACCAGATACCTGTTCACCCAAATTGCGAGTGTGTAGCAAACTTAATTATTCCAGATGACTGGAAGGTCGAAGATTACATTTAACGGGACATAAAAATATGAAGATTAGTCAAGTATTACTAAAAGAAGTTGTAGCAACCACCACATCAGACCCCGTGGATGTGTCTTTGGCAACCAAATTGGCTATCCAGTTAATTGCTTCGTCAATTACTTCTGGCAATGGGAAATTTGAGGTTGAGGTTTCGAATGATGGGGGAGTAACTTGGTCAGCTTATAAGAGATTGATTAGCAATATCGCAAATGCTGATACCAAAAATGACACCAAAGTGGATTCGGTAACATTGAATTCGAACACTTCCGATATGGTGTACTTCCCAGTAGGAGATTACATTGGTTTGATTCGGGCAAAGGTCACTCGGACAACTGATGGAAAATATAGTGCCATAATTTTAGGCGTATAATATGGCAAACGATTTTCAAACAATGTGGAGAGAAAAATATGATTCAGCAAACTTCGCCAAAAATACAACTTTGGAGAAGAGTGTTGGATTTATCGGAAAAGCCAAGAAAATGGATAAACGAGCGACAAAAAAGAACTCTGGCTATTTATCTCGAAAGTGTTTGATGGCCGAGGTTCAGAAAAGAGCTCTTGAAATTAGTTCCAATTTATTGGAAGTAGCAAGTTCATTTGCCAAAGAAATCACTTGGATAACTATGAATGGTACACATATTGCTATCGGAGCTGATGAACCTGCTGGAATGGTATTATCCCAAGAAATCGTACAGTACACGATAAATGATATTTCAGGGCAAGCGCAACTTAAAAAGATGGACGCTCTTGCTGATAAGATACGAAGTATTAAATTGCCCGATGAAGTAAAAAGCGTTAAGCAGTTGGAACACACAATTAAATCATCGTTAAGTGAAGCGGAATTGAAAGATGCGAAACCATTTTTAGCCAACAGGTTTAGCCATTTATACGCTATGGCAGAACATTCGGATGAATATCCCGGAATGTATGAAGCACCAATGAAAAAGTCAAAGGAAATACAGGAATTTCAATTCTTCCTTGAAAAGGCATTCCCGGTGGATAAAGATGGCAAACGGATAGAGGTTGAGTATAAGAAGTACGAAAAAGGCGCACCCGATACCGTAGTAGATATAGACAATATGTATATCGAAGGTATCGCTTCAACTACCAATGTAGACCACGATGGCGAAAGAATGGCCCCCGAAGCGATTGACGCAATGATTGAGCAGGTTAATAAAACCGGCATACCATTGATGAATGAGCACCAAAAGGGGTGGGATTCAAAAATGGGAGATATATTTCAGGCGTGGAAAGATGATAGAGGGCAGATGTACATTAAGGCAAAGTTGGATAAGGATAGTTCCCGTGCAATCGACCTGTATAAGGCGATGAAGAAGGGACTTCAAGTTGGACTCTCTGTTGCAGGTTTTATTAAACGGTCGGCCCAAGAGCTCGTAGACGGCTTGGGGAAGAGAGCAAAAACATTCTACGATGTTGTCTTAAAAGAAATCTCTGTTACCAACAGACCGAGTAACTTTGATACTTGGCTTATAGCTAAGAGTCAGAGTGGTTCTTTGGAGGGGCACTTGTTCGAAAGACCCCATCCTTCTTACGAGGAGTATTTACAAAATTTTCCTTCATTGAATTGGCAACTACAAATTGCCAAGTCTGTGGCGGAGGTTTCAATCAATATGGCAGACGAAAATACAGAAAAAAAGGCGGACGAGACGACCGAAGAAGCTCCGAAGCCCGAAGCTACCGATGTAGCGAAGGCACAGCAAGAGCAAATGGCCAAAGCTATTGAGGGTATTAGCACTTTAAGCAAACAGATTGCTGATTTGGTTGAAGTTGTTAAAGCCGCTCAAAAGCAGGAAGAAACCTCTGAAACCGACGACAAGAAAAAGAAAGAAGAAAAGCCCGGCGAAAAGCCAGAAGAAAAGAAGAAAGCGAAAAAGGCTGACGGTGCCGAGGGCGAGGAAGAGGAAGAAGAAGTCGAGGATGAAGAGGAAGAGGCCGAAGGCGAGAAGAAAAAGAAATCTGTGGAAGTAAAAAAGAGCACGGAGACCGAGCAAGCTGATTCATTCAGTAAAGCCGACCTCCACGCCGCCGCAGAAATTCTCGCCGATAAGGTTGCGCGAAGACTGGAAGCGAAGGGTACTCGTATCCTTGGCCCACTGGTCGATGTGATTGAAAAATCAATGTCGCAATCGAGAGGTCGCAAGTCTATCGGGAGCGAAAAAGCTTACCTGATGGAGAAAAATTCTGTGGATAGTGCCAAGCAGAAGGAAGATAGAACAGATGAGCTTAAAAAGGATTTGAAGAACGATAAAATGGACTTCAAAGCCACTTTTAAAAAGCACTTTTCATCTTTTGGAAGCGAGGAAGAAGCAGAATAGTTGATTTGGAAGTAGGATTTCCAACTGAGTTTAACTGTCGCTGTGAACAAACCTGATAATAAGAAAGGCCGACTGGTCTTATGGGATTTTACCCAATTCACAGGTACCCGACAGATATTAAGAAAAACATACTATGCCAAGCATTGATAAAGCATTAGACACTTTTGAGAAGGCGGTAGATATGACATTTGCGGGCGCGATTCCGAACTCGTTGTTAGCACGACAAGATTTGGAAGCGGCTATCGTGAAACTCACTTATCGTGAAACCCCATTGCGGGACATTGTTAAGCGGGTCAAAGGCGAAGGTCGGGCGCACCTGTGGAATGTCAGAACTGCCCTCGGTGGGTCTGTTGCAGAATTGACTACCAGCATCTTTTATGCAGACGGGAACCTCCCAGTGGCTTCCGACCCTGCGTATAGCCAGAAAACAGCCGCATACAAATACTTGGGTGTTACTGCCAACATCACCGGCCCGATGATTGCTTCTGGTGCCAGCTTTACTGACATCGAAGCAGAAGTCGCGGAGGCGAAGTTGAGACAGGTTATCCAAGCAGAAGAATGGGCTTTGTTCCACGGGGATGCAAGCATAACCGGCAACTATCAGTTTGATGGTCTGGATAAATTGATTACTACCAATGTAATCGACTTGTCTGGTGCCGCGATTAGCTTGACTCCGATTTGGCGTGCGGTTAAGAAAATCCGCATCCAAGGTGGTCAACCTACGCACGTGTTTTGTTCGTATGGAGTACAGAATCAAGTGAACTCACTCTTGGTGGGCGATTTACGTTATATCGCACAGCAAGGTACAGTGGTCACTATGGGGTTGCACGCTAACAACATCCAGACACCAGCCGGTGTACTGCCGTTGATTGGCGACTTCTTCATCAATCCTGCTACGCCTTACGCATCAGCCGCGCCCGAAGGTGCAACAACTTCAAATATGTATATTATCAACTTGCCGGAGATGGAAATGGTTGACTTGCTTCCTATCGGTAGAACTGAGTTAGCGAAACTCGCTGATTCGGTGCGCTTCTACATTAACGAATACACTGTATTCGCCGTAAAAGCAGAACCTTGGAACGCCAGAATCGACAATGTTTCCGACCCGATAAGTTAATATACTCTTGTGCTGGATAGGTTGGTTTAGTGGGCCACTCTGCTAAAACCAACCCCCAGAGTGATGTTCAGCACAACATCATAAATGGTCGGGTAAAAGTACAGTGCCTACCCTAACGGCACTTAAAAAAACAAAGGAGAAAATATGGCAGAAACACCAAGTTACACAATCGCAAAGGCGCAATCGGTAGCGCGAATGTTAAAAAATGCCTTTCGAGCGGTTCGAGCGGCGATGTATGAATCCAAAGGAGCAGGGCATATAGATGATGTCCGCACTCAACTGGATACTCTTACAAGTACAAACGCTGATACGATTGCCAAGGCGATTGTGGACATCGTTAAAAACGATACTGGTCAATAGTCTCCAATGGCTGTTCATTATTAAATGTAAAAAAATAATAATATGGCCGATGAATTAGCTACACTTGCGGGAGAGGTTCTTATAGAAAAAGAGAATGTAAAAGACACTCTCGGCGGTATCGCCACTTCTGAAAAAAGAACCGAAGGTACTCTTGCGAGTAATACAACTGCTGAAAAACCAACTGCCGATACCCTTGCCGGTATTGCGACTGCTGAAATGAGAACACAGGCAACAGTCGCCGCAAAGTCCACCTTGGAAAATGTAGTGGGTGGAACAAATAAGACTATTGCCGGTATTGCAGAAGGACAGGCGTATGATTTCAACTTCCCAGAACAGACGACACTCGCAAACACCGTTGCAAAAAATGTGACTGTGATTATGCGGAACGCTTCAATCAATAGGTCAAATAACAACGCGCAATTACAAGCCGTTCGTACTTTGATAGCTATTATTGACCCTGATGCGACTTCGGGAGCGACTTACGCCCCACAAGTAGTGATAGATGTGATTAAGAGTATTTACGGAATTTAGTTTTAAAAGCTGGGATAATGCCCAAAAAGGGTCGGTGTCCCGATAACAGTAAAAAGTAAATTTATATAGCAAATGTCTATACCTGCAAAAGCGACTGGTGCTGGCAACAACAACGCGGCTAACGTGTTCAAAGTGAACTTCGATACCGCCTTGTCAACCGCACCTCGTTATGAAGCGTGGGATAATAGTGCTGTCTTCCCGTTGAAGGATGCGGCCGGTGCGACTACTGCGAAAGAAATTTTCACTGGTACTACTGGCAACAGCTCCAAACCAATGTTGTATCTCGTTGATACTAACGCTGGCGCGACTGCTCCGGGTGCCGCTTGGAAACCTGCTTCCGCAACTGGTGGTACTGCCAATCCTAATCGATTGTTAGGCTCCACTAACTATGTTACTGCAACCAATACCCCTGATGGTGGGGCCGGTACTTTCATTACCTTCAATATGGGTTTGGAAGCTCCGTTTGATGCCGCAGTGCCTTCTACCTCTTCGATGAACTTCTTGCTCCAACTCCGCTATACCTATACAGGTGTGGCTCCGGCGTTGGTGTACAGCTTCAACGAAGGTAGTGAAGCGACTCCTTCTTGGACGACCTTGACTCCCGGCACTCACGGATTGAGATTCTGTAACACAGGCACCGTAGCCGGTGGCCCTTACAAACTCACTCTTCCTGCTTCGAGCGTCGTGGACGCGGCCGAAATCTGGGTAACAGTCTAATTGCTACTATAACCAAAAGTTATGGCAGAAATTATCTGTACCCAGTGTGGCAAAGCGGTAGAGGTTCCGAGAGCTTTGAATCGTGATGAGGCTTGGGGTTTTATCTGCAAGGAATGTTGCGCTAAAAACAACGCAAAAGGAATTGCAATAAGTAGAGCCGTTGATGCCGAATTACGTCGACTCGAAGATGCTGGCTTGCCTTATGTGCTGGCCGATGTCGAGGCAAAGATTAAGGAACAAATGGGTGATAAATAAATTCTAAGAAAGCTCTCTGGTCGGACACAATAAAAGTGTTGCCGAACACAGAAATGACTTAGATTTTAAAAAAATGTATATTTCTCATTATGAAAAAGGCGATACGATAACTGAAAAAGATATGCTTTGGGATAGTATTCCAGATGGCATTACTAATTTACAGATGACGCTTCCCGTTAAGCGATATGTAAAAGGTGAAAAAGGCGAATTAGTGCCAATGCCGTCACCAACGGTAACTTTGGGTAAGTATGATGCTTACTTTTATGAGCACGAAGCGGTGGCGACTGTATTAAGCCGCGAAGGTATTGTGGCACAAGGAAAAGGGACAGAGGTTGCGCGTATTATAGGTGGCATAGATTATGCCAAAAATCTTGTTGTCGAAATTCGGGTAGACAAAAATGCGTTTATCACAGTTTCACGCTATCCGTATGACAAGATGCAAAGAGCAGAAAAATCAATAAAAAAGGGACTATGAACTTAACTAAAATTATACTTAGACCAGATGGAGAAGAGTCAACAATGGCTTATCCATCTCCAAAAATGATAAAAGAATTGCCGGGGTTCGCCGAAGGGCAACCTGACGCTTCCTTATTGCCAAAGGAAACAGTAAGAACTGTTATATTAAGTTGTTTAAACTATTCCCAGCCTGAAACTATTGAAGGTGGGTATATGGTCAACTTAATCGGGCAAGAGGTTGTACAAGCGGATAAGGAGGTTACATTGAGACCAAAACTGCAAGAAGCACTCATTGGTTTCTTAAAAGAGCAGATTGTCGCACAAGTTAAGGATAAGGACGGAAATGTCGTTGGACAAAAAGGGGCATACAAAAGTTGGGCAATTCAGCAAGTTCTTGAAGAATTGGGAGTAAAACCCAGCATTGAATAATCAATAAAATTATGGCTCTCGACCCTGTAAAAAACTTTGCCAAATCATATCTAGTAACAGGAATAGACGCTTCAACAACTACTCTTGTTTTAAATGCGGGAGATGGTGCTAAATTTCCTGACCCTTCAACCGAGGGTGCTTTTAACATAACGATTTGGGACAGGTCGATGTATTCAGACCCGTCTGATGACCCGAATAGGGAAATAGCAAGAGTTACTGTACGGGTTACAGATACCCTTACAGCCACGAGAGGGCAAGAGGGGACTACTGGGTCGGCTCATAATACATCAGGGCACTCATACGGCATCCTGCTGGGTTTAACGGCTTTGCAGATAGCAAATATGCTTAGTACTTTTGCAAGATTGGCAGGAGTATTAGGGGGGCAGATTCTCATTGGCGGTACGGCGGTAGCCGATATTTTAAAGCTACAAGGGACTGCGGGAAATGGCACATTAACAAGTGCGGCGATACAAGCACTGGTAGGAAATGCCGGTGGAACGGTAGCTTTGACAATACTCAACAACGGCAACGTCGGCATCGGGACGACGGCGCCGGGAGCGAGGCTGGAGGTTCAGATTGCTGATGCGGCCGGGACAGCGACATACGACGAAATGGTGAGAATCGGTAAGGGGTGGGCGAGCAATTCGGGCGATGGAATGTACATAAATTTTGTTAATGGCACCAATTCTATCGGAAAAATTGGCGCGATTGCTACGGGAGTGAATACTGGCTATCTTCGTTTTGATTACGCAAATACCGGAAGTCCTGCACCGGGGATGGTTTTAGATAATCTTGGTAATGTGGGCATCGGGACGACGACGCCGTTGTCTACATTACATTTGCAAAATTCTATTTCTGGTAATTCAGGATCAATGGCTTTATTTGAATCAACTGCTTCCGATGCGTTATCTTCGGTTGTAGTTAGAAGCAATAGGAATGTAGAATTTTATTTGGATGGGTATAAAGATAGCGGTGCTTATGGTGCATTGGTTATGAGACGGGCACGAGGTAGCATTGATGTTCCGACAGCGGTTGTCAGCGGGGATGACCTTGGTTATTTTTTTGCCCGGGGTTATGACGGTGCAAATTTCAAGAATTCGGCAGGCATTCGATTTGCGGTTGACGGAGTGGTTAGTGATGGCTCTGTGCCTGGGGCTGCGGTTTTTTATACAACTGCCGCAGGTAGTACTTCTTGGTCGGAGCGTATGAGAATTTCAAGTGGTGGCAATGTGGGCATCGGGACAACGGCACCATCTTCAAGATTGCATGTGGTTGGGGCGGATACTTCAACCTCAACCGTCGCGCAGATCGGGGGTTCGTCCGGAACGGG